TTTTAAATTCTATTCGCGGATATAAACAAAAATTTGGTAAAGATTATGGGCAGCTTGTTATTGCTATCGACAATCGTAATTATTGGAGGAGACAAGAATTCCAATACTACAAAGCAGGTCGCAAAAAAGCACGTGAGGATTCTGGTCTAGATTGGAAAACAATCTTCGAAGCCCTTGATCTTATTCGTACTGAGATTGATAAATTTTTTCCTTATAAAGTAGTTAACGTCGACGGCGCCGAAGCAGATGATGTAATTGCAGTATTGGCAGAGTGGTCTCAAACCAATGACTTTGCAGAAGGTGGAGTCTTTAACGATGATCCAAAACCATTCTTAATTGTATCGGGTGATCATGATTTTATTCAATTACAAAAGTATAAGAATGTAAAACAATTTTCTCCTACACAAAAGAAATTTGTTAAACCGGAAATGTCACCTACTCAATATATTTTTGAGCATACAATTAAAGGTGATAAAGGCGACGGTATCCCTAATGTATTATCTGCGGATGATAGCATTGTAGCGGGAGAAAGACAAAAACCTATTACTGCTAAGAAATTAGAAGCATGGTATAAAGATAAAACATCTATGCCAAATGATGCAGATTTTATTCGCAATTTTGAGCGTAATCAAAAATTAGTTGACTTTAGTTTTATTCCTGCAGATGTTAAAAACGCTATTATAAATAACTACACAGGGCAACCTGATAAAAATAAGAGTATGCTTTTGAACTTTTTCATTGAGCATAAAATGAAAAACATGCTAGAATTGATTGAGGAATTTTAATGAAAACATCTATCCCACAAATCCTTGAAGAGGTTGACAAGGCCCCCAATAAAGAAGCACGCGTAAAAGTCTTACGTGCATATAATCATCCAGTGCTTCGAGGTATCTTGCAGATTAATTTTAACCCCGATGTTAAATTGGCATTGCCCGAAGGTGTACCCCCTTATAAACGGGATGAAAAAATTCCTGCAGGGTATTCTGAAACAAATTTATTTTCAGAATTTCGTCGTATGTATATTTGGTTAGATCCTAATATTAATCTTAACAAGCTCAAAAAAGAGCAATTGTTTATACAAATGTTAGAAGGTATTCATTGGACAGAAGCGGATGTATTATGTTTAGCAAAAGATAAAAAGTTGCAAACAAAATATAAAAATCTAAAAGAGGATATTGTACGTGAAGCATTTCCAGATGCCCTTCCTCCACCTAAACCAGCGGAAGTAGTAACGAAAGACCCAAAAGCAAAAAAAGAGAAAGTCTCTTTGAAAGGTTGACTCGGTTCTTCAAACGAGACGTACCCGAACCGGTTAAAAGTGAATGGTCATATTATGGTGAAATACCAGATGACCCAAAACACGACCCTAGAATTATGAATATCCATCAATACAGAGCATTTGACAAACGTTAAAAAAGATGTTATAATATAGTATGGGAGATTTGATATGACAATGCACATCGTTGGACCTTGGTTATCTACAAATGGTAAGAAAAAGGGCAAGGTTAAATTCAAAAGCGCAGAAGAGGCACGCAATGCTAGAGCTCTTGCACAAGAGTGGTCTTCTATGAAGAAAAAATGGGGAGTAGAAATTGAAGAGTCTAAGCGTAACCGCGCTATGGCTGCTGAGGTTTATTCTCCCCCAGTAACATCCAATCCTCGCGGTGTTACAAATAATATCAAAAGTTTAAATTCAAAAACAACCGGTGCGGTTTCAAGTAAGCCGTCGCCCGTGTATACTGGTACAAAGGTTATAGGTATCGGCACAATGCACAAATCCAATGCCGTTCCTATCTTTAGTGATGACGAGGCAAAAGAAATTTCTACAATGAGGCGTTAATAATAAAAATGAGTGAAGCATATATTAAAACCCCGCGCGCGTGGGGATACTATCATGTTCTACATGAACACGGTAAAGATGTTAAAGTTAAAGAACTTACTGTTGATTCAGGCAAATGTTTAAGTATGCAACGACATAAAGATCGTGCAGAGCATTGGTTTGTCGCAGAAGGCACAGCTACAGTTTATGCGTTAAATTGTAGTACAGATGTTGAGCTAAAGGGAGTCTATACTAAATTTGATAGTCTCCATATTAGCAAAACAGAGTGGCATCAGCTTTGCAATGAAACTGATGACCCATTGAAGATTATCGAAATCCAGTATGGCGATAATTGTATTGAAGATGATATTGAAAGGAAATAAATTATGGCAGGTATCCCATCCAACCCGGCAGATCGTAAAGCAATTTTAGAATGCATGAAAGAAATCTCAAATAGTATGGCTCGCATGGACGGCGAGCGCGAATTCGTTCGTGAAGCTATTAAAGATATTTGTGAAAAACAAGAACTTAGCAAAAAGACTTTCCGTCGTATGGCTAAGGTATATCACAAACAAAATTTCAGCAAAGAAATTGAAGAGCACGAAGAGTTTGAAACAATGTATGAGACAATTACAAACTCAACAACAATGAATAGTAAAACAGAATGATTCGTTATATCCTTGAAGCAACTTGGCGAGATAAAATTGGTCGCAATAAAAAGCAATCAATAATTGGCGTCTACGCCAAATTAGAAGACATTGAAGATGCTAAGCAAAAAGTTTCAAGCGAACCGCATAAGTATAAGAGTGTTACATTTAACGTACAATCCGAGGAGCATCCATTTTTTGCTTAATTTTTAAGCATAATACCCATATGCTTGACAAGGATACTATTTTCTGTTATAATTAAGACAAGAACTTAAGGAAACTGTTAATGACTATATTATCTACTATTTTTGACTCTTTAGCCGCTGACAATTCCCGCCTGGCTAAAGAAGCAATCTTAACTGCAAATAAAAATAATAAAGATTTACAACGAGCAATCAAACTTGCTCTGGATCCGCTTATCAGTTTTTACATTCGTAAAATTCCAGAATATAAAGCAACCGGCAATGCAAAATTGTCGGATGCAATGAGTACTCTTGAGAATGAATTTGCTACACGCAACTTCACTGGTAATGCCGCAATTGAACTTTTAACTAGTATTTTGGAATCTTTAAATGAAGCAGATGCCAGTGTTATTGAAAAAATTATCAAGAAAGACCTTCGATGCGGGGTTTCAGAAGCAACAGCTAATAAAATCTGGCCTGGTCTTGTCTCGACCTATCCGGTTATGTTGGCTTCTGGATTCGACCAAAAGCTTGTCGACAAAATTAAATTCCCGGCATACTGTCAGTTAAAATTAGATGGAATGCGTTTTAACGCAATTGTAAAAAATGGAACTGTTGAATATCGTAGCCGCAACGGCAAAGAACTTACTATTCCAAGTAAGTTGTTTAGTGACGCATTTCTCAAGCTTACTAGTTATTATGATACCGCTATTGTTTTTGATGGCGAATTACTAGTAGTAGATCATGCAGGTAAACCGCTTGATCGCAAAACAGGCAATGGTATCCTTAGCAAAGCTGTTAAAGGTACAATGTCAGAAAAAGAAGCAGAATCAGTTCGTGTAACACTATGGGATGCGATTCCATATATTGACTTTAAAGCAGGTTGTTATGCTGTTCCTTATAATGATAGGTTTCAAGCAATTGTTAACAGAACTACACATCTAAAAACAACGAATCGCTCATTAGGTTCATTAATTGATTGCGTATGGACTAAAGAAGTAAATACACAACTTGAAGCACAAAATATATTTGAGAAGTTCTTAGCTGATGGGCAAGAAGGAACTATTCTTAAATCTAAGACAAACATCTGGGAAGATAAGCGCTCCAAAGAACAAATTAAATTCAAAGGTGAATTGGAATGTGATCTTGTTGTCGTAGGTTGGGAAGAAGGCACAGGTAAAAACAAAGGTCGCTTAGGCGCACTTGTATGTGAATCGTCTGACGGATTAATTCAAGTTAATGTTGGATCGGGTTATACTGACGAGCAACGCGAAGAATATAATAAATCTGTTATTGGTAAAATTGTAACCGTTAAATACAATGCAAGAATTAAAGATCGTGGCGAAAATGTTGAACGATTATTCTTGCCAATCTTTATTGAAATACGCGAGGACAAAGATGCAGCAGATCCAATCGGAAAAATCAAATAATTTCATCATTACATTAATTGAAGATGGCGATGATTTAATATTGCCATTACCTGAACGATTACTTGAAGAAGCAGGTTGGAACGAAGGTGATATTTTAGATTGGTCTGACAATGGAAATGGTTCATGGACTTTAACAAAGATTACACCAGTAACACCCGAAGAAGAAGCTTGGAAAGAACTAGAACGTAAAAATAATATATAAAGAGAAAGACCTCTTTATGAACGCTAAAGTTTTTAGATTCCCCGATAGAAATAAAATAGTTGTTTATAAAATTCCGTTATATACGGATGAAGATATATTTCTTACTGTTTTAGCTGTTAATATCTTTAGTTCATTTCCGCATAAAATAACCGCAGCTAATTTAGAAGAATGTGATCCTGCTATTGTTATTGCCGCAATATCCCAAGCATGTACTACCGATATATTCTCAGATTCCGCAAAACAAACTTACCTCGATATTATTAAATCTGTTGAACGTCTTGAAAAATGAATATCTTTTATCTACATAATGATCCAAAAACGTGTGCTGAACTACACAACGATAAACACGTTGTAAAAATGATTCTCGAATATGCTCAATTACTTTCTACTGCTCACAGGTTTATTGACGGTGTCCCTAGTGTTGATAGGGGAACTAGGACTGGCAGACAACGAACCTCGTATATACTCTCTGATAGCCGCGATGCTGTGCTTTATCGGGCTACTCATATCAACCATCCTTCAGCAATTTGGGTAAGACATTCTTATGAAAATTATGAATGGTTGTATAAGTTATTCATTGCAGTATTAAACGAATATACCCATAGGTATGGTAGAATACATGCTACTGCTCGACTGATAGATGTATTATACACACCTCCAACTCATATTCCTAAAGGAGTGGGGTTTACAGAACCTACTCCTGCAATGCCCGACGAATATAAGATAACCGGGAATTCCGTCAGATCATATATAAATTATTATGTTGGTGCAAAAAAGCATCTAGCATCCTGGAAAAAAAGACAAACACCTGAATGGTTTACATATGCCTAGTTATACATTAAAATGCAATGATTGTGATACAATGTTCGACGTACTCTGTCGATATGATGTAAGAGCCGAACAACAATGCCCATCCTGCAAATCAACAAATCACGAGAACCACATCACTAGTGCTCCGGTACTAGGAGACTCTGTACGTCTAGGAGTCACTAAACCCGATGGTGGTTTTAACGAAGTCTTGTCTAAGATACACTCTCAGAATTATAAGAGTAACTTGGCAGACAAACTAAGTAGACGGTAATGCTTCCAATAACTTTAACTCCACGGAGGAATGAATAGCCGAAAGTCTATTTGTCCTCCTTTTTTCTTTAAGAGGGCATACATGGCAAAGTCTAAAAATAATACTCAGTTACAGCCAGATCAACCGCAAATAACTTTAGCAAATAATCGCTTAAGGTTACGATTAGATGATATGAAAGTAATAGAGCCATTAACAGACAACCAGAAACTATTTTTTGACGCATACGAAGATTCCAGTATAATGCTACTTCATGGAGTAGCAGGAACAGGAAAAACTTTTATTGCCTTATATCATGCTTTAGAAGAAGTGCTTAATAAGACAAATCCTTATAAGCGGGTAATCATAGTTAGATCAGCAGTACCTAGCAGGGAAATTGGTCACTTACCAGGAGACGAAAAAGAAAAGACAGAAGTTTATACTGAACCCTATGTCGAAGTTTGTCAAGATCTTTTCG